GCATTGCCTGCCACTGGTATATTTATACACCCCCAGTGGTAGGTGTGATATCTCAAGCGTATCAAACTGAATGTTTTAACGTTATACATTCAAACTTATAAGTACCCTCCCTTATATAAATACGTGTTTACCACGTTCGATGGTGGGCTGGTACTAGATTGACTATTGCCAGTGTATGTGGCCGCAGTCTTATACACCACGAAAGGTGGCGCGATAGAGTGGTACCCCATGCGCGTTTCATCAGTTAAACCGACAAACACCTCAAATGTGTAATCCGCTCTCTTATCACGCGATAGATTGGTTATCTGAAATAGTATGGACCCGAAATCACCTTGCGCTACTTCCTCGGGGTTTCCATTGCCATCAAAATTGTAAAATTTGTTAGGCCCTCCTAAAAACTTATAAAAAGAAGTGTCTGGTACTGTAAATTCGTATACTACATGGGTGCTAGTTGATTCCTTGCCAATAATCTGATACGTCAACGGCGTGCCATCCGATGGCGTAAATGGAGACGGAAATGAATTTGGATTGGGCAAAGCTGCTACAATAGCTTTGCTGTTCTCTAAAGCGTTGATATTCTGTGGCACGTAGTAAACTCGCAAATTAAGAAAATCTACAGACGGCACGGATTCTACGGAAATGTGATTAACCAATGATAACAAGCATCTAAACTTAAATCCTACTGACTTTCCGTAATACATTCTACTAAAAGTTTCTATTGGTGTGTAATTCCACAAATTTGGTGACTCTCCTAAGAACGATGCCAATTTCAAAACAGTATTTGCCGTGGCCGTCGGTTCGGCACCGGCCTCATAAACTTGTGATTTATACATGCGTCTCAAAAAATGTCTTATATCCAGTGATGGCATCAGTCGCGACATGTGTGTCAATTGGGTTTCCTTCTCGTCAACACGCGTTGTATGAGATTGGTGTTGCGGTTCATTCATCACCTTAATTGATCCCGTCTGTGGTTTAAAGCCCCCTCTCTCGTGCACTCCCAATGCTCGTTTTAATGCCAATATTTGGTATGTGCGCAAAGAACTCAACTCAACTTGCGTGCATTTCATCGTTGCATCGTACTTCCATTTGTCTATCGCTTGTTTCATTTCAGCCTCATCCTTAAACACTGCTCTAACATTGCGCCAATTCTCATGAGCTAAAATGAAGTTCTCTATGTGCTGCTTACGATACAATTCAAAATCGTCCCTTTGTGCCTTAGTCCACTTATTACGATCAATGCCCAAATCCTTGCCTTTAGGTGTGTTTATATACTGGTAAGTCAACGTCAAATCCTCGTCGTTGGCATACTTATAAAACGCAAATTCAGGCTCGAATCTGGTCACTGATGTGAAATCTCTAAAAGGCACAACTTTCCCTCTCTTGTTCCTGACGCTCTCCATCAAGGGTTGAGGTAGCGTGGCAAAATCACTGTGATAAGTCGCCGCTGTTGTGTATCCATAAAAAGTCAAATCAGTCTCTCCACTCAAAAATACATTAAACTCTACGCTATTAGGGGACGAATCAGATATTACTAATGGTTGCGCCACATAAATGTAATACAAGCCATGAAACAAAGCCTCTGTGTCCGTGTTAGTCGCACATGGTGTTATATCGTTCCTACACAAATAGGGCAAGGATACCTCGTGTTCTTGTCCACCTTGTGTGAATTCCAACAAATGCGTGGGCGCATTAACTATACTCTTGTACTGTGGGTAACCTGTCAAGGCCGATACCGATGGATTATACATTTTAATCACCTTCAATTTACATTGCTGTTTATTATTCATGACAGACTGTATGGTCAATTTCATTGATCCACGCCATCCACGACTCATCGAATGTAACAACTCCAAATTATTAAAACATATAATTCCTCCGCTTGGATCTGGTCCTGCGCCCCCTTGAAATGGTGAAATAGGTCTTACCCATTTAAGCGCACCAACGCCATCATTGACATCTACGACGAAACTACCTATCAATTGTTTCTTGGTGGTGATATTACTAATTGCCATTTCATCTATATTGGAACCAAATATCGGTTCCTTAACAATTCTATTAAACTTCACGAATGGATCTAATTTCTCGAAAAATTGAGGACAATCGGTGTTGTTCACGAAATTGGTGCTAGTCATTATCACTCTCTCTTGGACATTTGGAATATTAGGATTATGCAATCCTGTATACTCTCGTATGATGCCTCTTCCCGAATCAATAGCATCAGAGGCCACTGTCTTAAGACCTTTGGCTGCTGAATCTAACAAACCCGATGCAATACCCATAACACCGCTAACTAAACCTGATTGCGGTTGAAAATCATCTACCCTCATAATGTGATCAATGGGCAATTGATCTTCTCCCATTAAACACACCATTCCTAAACGTATCATGAGTGTCGTTAACGACACTGCAGATCCTATCAATGCAGAGTACTTAGCCAGCTTCTGTGCCAGATGTCGCTTCTTCTCTACTGGCATATTCTTCCAATCCTCAATGCCGTAACGCGCAACCAACTCTTCAAAATCCTCATAGTTTGGATTGAAACAAGATAAATGTTTCTTACTTCCACTCTGAGGTGTCCACGTCACGTAACGTGGTGTAGGTACGGCCAAATCAAAATTCTTAAAACACGCCTCGACTATTATTTTCAATGACTTCGTAGAGCCTGTTGAAGGTTGTAGCGGATTCAAAACTAAATAAACTAATGTCGCATAATTTCCATTGGTTAATGTAATATCTAAAGTGGTGTTGTATCCTTGTGTTTGTTCCATGTCTGTGGTGGCTAAATCCGTATTGCAATACCACGGTACTGGTATCGCCACTGACGTCGCTTCATTTGCATGCAAAAATGCATGTGGTCCCGTTAATATGGTATTTATCAATCGTTTGTTATTTCCACTAACTAATACAGGATACTTGGGAAATGGGGGCAAAACCCCTACCAAAACACATCCTGCGTGCGTAATCGTACCAGCCATCGACACATTAATAACTAAATCCGGTCTACCATATGCCGCCATCTTAAACATATTCAACACCGAAGTGTTGCTTCGCGCTATGTCTCCTGGCAAAAATCTAACCGTACTAGTCAACAACGTGTAGCGTGCTGCCGTATCTGGAAAAGTAACTTCATCTACATAAAAAGGTCTCTCGATAAATGATTTTGCATCTACTCTATATGCATCTGGTATATCTACTTTCATGTACATGTCATTAAATGGTGAATCTATTTCTTGTATCTCCCTTGTTGTAATTGAAGCCACTGTCGTAGTCATGTTCTGTGAATCTATATCAAAATCCGTATTAGAAATTTCTTTAAAATTCTTATCAATATTTATCATGTCTGTAACAACAAAAATTTTCAACCAATGTGTTGTTATTCATTGGTAATCAGCAATGAATTTATTCAAGATCATGGCCAGTCTTATTGCTATGGGACTGTTGTATAACCATATAATACTCAAATAGGCTATAGGTTGCCACCCTGACCAGCAAGGTTTTATTATAGTGGTTGACTCCACTGTATTAATCTAATGGTTAAAATTCTTATTTAACATATCCAGCACGTGGTCGTAGCCATCGACACTGGATAAAATTTTAATTACTTTCTTCTCATCAAAAAAGGCTTCAAATGGAAACCTGTCATTAAAAATCTTAGTTAATTCGTAAAACAAACTGGGTGAATGCAAATAACTTTCTATCTGCATCGATTTCATCTTCCCTACCATAGCTACGTGCTTATCCGACGTTGTCGTGTCTATCCACTGCAACGTATTCAATATTGTATCCATTGATAAACAACCAATATATCTCTGCAAAACCGGATGCTTCCTAAAATGTCTCTTGACGTAAGTCAACTTACCAAACTCTTGCGAATCTTTCGTAATCTTGGTCTTATCTCCATTGGTACAATCCATGCCCAAAGATTCAGCAACTGCTTTTATGTTCAATAAATTAAAATACGGAGCCAATTCTTCATCTGCTCCAAAAATTTTATCATCCCCAGTCACGAAATCAACTACAGCATGCACATCTTCTACTCGAGGATCGGGCTTATAACGATATATAACAAGTGCTGTCAAACATTTGTTCAATAAACAGTTTAATAACAACGTCAACCACGTGCCCGATGGCAAACCATGAGTCGTAGCGTATATCTCATCATTGACCAACACAAATGAATTGGCTATCGTATTTGATAACCACTCTATCATGTAGGCATGATCCCCATCGTAAAACTCGGCAAACACTTCCATTATCGTATGTATAAAAACAGCCAATACCGTTCCGTCCCATTTTCCAAAATCCGCGTCACCTGTCTTGGCACATGCCAACAATTTCTTTGCCAATGTATCCGAATCTATATATGGGTTATAACCCACACTAATACCAGTTTGCATCCGCGTCTCTTTAAAATGCTTCAGCAACTGTCCAAATATCTTTTTTTGTCCACCAAATATGTCCTAACGGCATTACTCGAAAAGTACGTGGTTCATCAACTTTGGTAGATTTACGCAATTCGTCTTTAAAAGTCTCTCTACACATAAAATCGTTGTAATCATATTCGCCATTTTCCGCGTTCTTTCTGACACGTTCTATCAATTCGTACGCCTCCGGACGTATCACTCTATTTTCAAAATCAAAATAATACTCTTTCTTCTTGGCGCAACCGTAACCATTACTCGAATCCTTGTTCAGCGGGGGGACATATGTCCCTCCGAATGCTACCTCTTGATCATCTAAATCACTATAACG